GGGGGACATCTCCTATACGGACACCGTAAAAAATGGCGAGGCGCACGGATGTCCGACGTGCGCCCTGCCCGATGATTAGGTGTTGGCGGTGTACGTGATGCCGGGTGCCCGCACCGTGAAGCTGACCATAAGCGGGCCAGCGCTTGAGGCGTCGATGGGTGGGTAGTCCAGTGCGGTGATGTAGCCGATGGTCTTGGTTTCGTATTGGTCGGCACCTGAAGCGGCGCCACCGGGCAACCATTTGAGCTGCGTTGCCGTGCGGGCTTCAAACAATGCACGCACTGATTGAAATGCTTCGGCTGCGGTCTCGGTGTAAATGATGTTGACCTTGACTTCCACGGGCTCATACTTGCCGACCGTGGTCAATGCAAAGTTACCATCGAAGGTGTACGCTTCGCCGGTGACGACGGTGGCGGTGGTCACGTCGATTGACTGCGATGAGCCGGAGATGTCAACGTAGGCCGAGGCGACGTAGATGGAGACGGTAGCCGCCGCTCCGGTGATTCCGCCGGTTGTTTGTGCCATGGAGTCCTCCTATTGGATGATTTCGGTAATGGTAAGCGTTGCGGTGATGGCGTCGTAGTACCTACCCGATCCCTGCGGCCACTCAAGTACCGTCGCTCTGAGCGAAGCATTACTGAGTACCCAGGTCGGAGCGATGAGGGTGCGCAGTGAATTGTGGTAGGCGGCGAGGTAGCCTTCGAGGCTTCCGGCGATGTCTTTGAGCCCAAGCCCAAGCCCTGCCGCACGAAGCAGAGCGACGTCTTGCACCGTCCACTCCGCTTGCATGACGTGACCTGAGCCACCCAGCGTCGTCGTCCGTGTGCGTGCCGAGGCTAAGCCGATGGCGTTGACAATGCGGGTCGGGATGTCGGCGTCGTCGACTTGGTCTTTGAGCGTCGTGCCACGCAGGACGTTCATCGAGTAGCCAGTGATTGACAGCGCACAGACGGCGTCGATTATCGTGGTCAGTTGTGAGCCCATGCTATGACCGCCTTCGATACGGCTTGAGTAACGCTTCGATATCGCGTGACATCGCCGAGGTGACGATGGTACTACCGTCGGCGGAGATGATGCTATTCCCAAGGTCAGGCGAGCCGTCCCGTTGGCGATACATCTGCGAAGCGAGGCGAAGCGTTGCTTGGACGATGTTCGCCGGTGCGGTCAATGAGTAGCCCCACCGTCCGACGATGGAGACGCTGGCTTCCGGGGTGTCGGTGTACTTCCAGATGTAGCCCGATGATTCCTTAATACGCACTGCCCACGCCGGAGTCCGATTGGGTGAGAGTAACATGACGGCGCCCGTGGGCACTGCCGATCCGTCGCCGTTCGTGATGCTCGTAATGGAGATAAGGTCGTAGTCCGTACCGAGCGTATATTCGTCGATGAGGTCGCCGTATACGCCAGAGCCGAGCCATTGCGTGTTTACGGTCGGCGTGAATTTCCGTGTGGTATCTGCGCTGGCTTCAAAGACTCGGTTGGTGTAGCTTTCAATCGTGCTTTGGGCACGGTCGATACACAGCGACAGCAGGGTGTCATCAGTGGACGCCGTGATGCCCATGTAGCTTTTGAGCAGTGCTGTCGTAGTGTATGCCACGTTATACCACCCGCTTTTTCTTCGGCGCTTCCGGTTCCGGCGTTGCGTCTTCCAACGCCACTGCTGAGCCTTGGTCGATGAGGAGCTGTGCGTCGGCGTCGCTGGTGTCATAGACTTCGCCGGGCTCATAGACGACGTGTAAATTACCGACGCTATGAACGAGGCGGTGAATCATTTGTACTTGCATAGGACATCCTTTGTGATGCGAGGCGACGCCGAAGCGCCGCCCCGTCAAGACTCTGTTTAGGCGTGGGTGCCGACGGCGAAGGCTTCGGGTTGAGTGACGTCGCCACCGTAGCGCCATGAGGCAACGATGTAGGTCAAGCCCTTGCGCACGTCGCGCCACCGATCAATCTGTACACCCGAGGTGCGCTCACAAAATGCGTAGTAGGAGAAGTTGCCAAACCACAGCGACTTGTTGCCGGTGCCGATGGCGGCAACGGATTCGCTGAGGGCGGTCTGCCAACCTTCGACGTAGCGCACGCCGTTTTCAATCGCCGTGATGCGGTTGTAGTTGGTGAGGTCGAGGGTGCGGAGTGCGCCCCAGGTGGCGTTGCGCATGACCCAGCCAGTTTGTCCGCTTTGCAAGTAGCTTCCATTGACGGCGGTGCTTACGGCGATGACTTGGGCGTTGGTGATTGCGGAAGCGCTCAACGCGACGCTGTTGGTCACGCGGGCATTGAGACCGTAGGGCTGGCTTGAGCCGGTGCCCAAGAGGATGTAGCTGTTCGATGACACGGCCATGGCGCGGGCAATTTCGACCTGCATGAATTGTTCGAGGTTGCTCGATGAGTCCGCCAAGAGTTCGTCGGATACGGCGAATTCCAAGGTGTCTTTGTAGAGCTGAATGGTTTTCGAGTTGGCGAGGTTGGGTTCCGAAGCGGTGGCGGTGACACCTTCGGCGACGATTCCGGGGGTCGCTTTGGTGGACTGTGCGGGCATGATGTGTTTCCAAGATTCCGTGGTAATCCGGGTGAAGGCGAATTGACCGAGCAAGCTCATGTCGTCACGGCGTGCGGTGATTTCACGGTTGACCGTGGTGGGCACGGTGTATCCGCCGTCGTTGTTGGTGGCTTCGTTCAACGTCTTGAAGGCGTGGCTCTTGGCGTTGCTGAGGACGTTGAGTTCGCTGTTGTCGGCAGTGCCACGGACATAGCTTTTATAAGCCCGTTCGTAGTCACGTGAAGCGAAGGCGTCGGCGTCGTTGTCGATGGCGATGCTCTTCACAGCTGGAGCAGGGGCGACGATGGTGCCACCGTTGACGGGTTCGCCGGCGACGTTTTTGAGTGCGGTCACGACGGCGTCTTGTACGATTTGGTTGATGTTTTCCACAGTAGTTCCTTTGGTGTTATTGGTTAAGGTTGTATCGCTAGGGCTCAACGTCGCCGTCGCATTGCGCACGGTGCCGTTCTGAGTTGCCTTCACTTCGGTGAGTGTCCGAGGTTCTGCCGGAGTTGGGGTCAGGGATATTTCGCCGACGACCCAGCGCTTGAGTTCGCCCGCTTGGCGGACGACGAGATGACTCAGTGCGCCGGTGCTGAGTCCCAGTGCGCCACTCTTGACAAGTTCCATGACGTCTTTGATGTAGTCGAGCCGTTTGTCTAACTCAATCTCCACGTCGATACCATCGCCGACCGGCGTCCACGCTTTGACGGTGCCGATTTGCCCACGGATGGAACTGAGCCCGTGGTCGTAGTAGACCGGCGTGCCCACAAAGCTCCGAGTCTCGCCGAGGTCGGTCGCCTTGGTGAAGATGTCGCCGGTTAAGTCTTTGCCACCGTACACGATGCCACGACCACGGACGACGTAGTCGCCCACTGCCTTGACGCCGCTGCCGTAGGATTTTACAAAGTCATTCACTGCCGACCTCCGAGTAAGCGACGGGCCAAAGCCTTGACTTCGTCCCCTACTTCTATTGTCAGGGGGGTGTCAAGGGTCGACTTTGCCATCATCTCGTCTAGCCACGCTTTGGGCAATGCGTCGACAAAGTTTTGCCCTTTGCGGGTGGCGAGGGCGATGAGTTTTTCTTTGAAGCTGTCGAATGTTTCGGCGCCACCGTAGCGACCCCAGCTTGACACGGCTGCGCTAATGTCACCCGGTGTCACGATGGGGAAGTTACGGGTGTCAGGAAAGACAAAGTCGCCGGCGGGCATGGCTTCGCGTTCCTTGGGTGTGGTGTTACGGTCTTCGATGGCTTTGTCCGCTTCCATGGGCACGACGTCGCTCATCTCCATCGTTGGCTCCATCGTCTCCATCATGAGTACGGCTTCGGGGATAATCCACAGCTTACACACGGCGTACTCTTCGATGATGCCTTCGACGATTGCACAGTTGCCGTCGGGTTGATAGAAGTAGCAATGTTCGCACGCCATACCTTGGGAAGCGAAGGGATTCTTTGCCGCCTCCATGTAGTGGGCACCGTTGGCGCCGATCCCTTTGTCGAACTTGCCCGCTTCGTGGGTGACTTCGATGAGCGACGATACCATCATGCGCTGCCGAGTGTTGAACTCTGCACCCATCTCGTGCATAGCTTTCATTGGCGGTGGAGACGTTTCGTCTTCTTTCAAATCGTCGCCAAGTTCGACCATGTACGACTTGATACCCTCTGCCATGCGTCGCACTTCACGGATGCGCTTCATGTCCGCTTCGCTGTGACGACGTGATACTTTGGTTTCCATGGTGTTCTCCTTCATAATCTGATTTGCCCAAGTCCGTCCCTCGTCCCCACCCCAGCCGTGCCACGCTTGCCAGCCTTTGCCTTGCTCGTCCCATGTGGAGCCCTGTTTGTCGACTTCGTGCCGTGCGAAGTAACTCACCATGCGTTGCACCGTGTCGAGTGAGACGGGGTCACGGTTTGCCAGTTGCCTCGCCCGTGCTAAGCCGACCGGTGTCATACCCTGCTGGCTCGGTGGCTTCGTCGTCCTGACATTGAGCGCCATGCGGGCATTGCGGGCGACGTCGGCAGGCGGTGTGAATGTGTCTGCCATTGTGTCTCCTATGGTTTGAACTGTGCGAAGGCTTGGTCGGCGATGGTTTGCAGGTCACCCCGTTGGCGCACAATGGCGGCGGCGTCTCTCGCCGTCTTCCATCGTCCTTTGTGTATCTCGGCTTGCTGGTCGCCGACGACATACGGCGCATAGGACGCCGCCGACATGAGGACCGCAGTGTCGCCGTCAAGGTCAACACGGTAGCTCCGGTTCAGTGTTTCGCTGCCGTTGAGTCCGTTGCCCGTGCCTCGGAGATACGGGATGCGAAGCTTGCCTTGTGCGTACATCATCATCACAAAGCGCCGTTGTTTCTCAGACTTCCACTTCATTGAGCCACGTGCCGGCGGTGGTGGCTTGTCTTCGTTGAGTTGCCCCTGAACAACGACGGCATAGCCGAGGGTGACGGCTCGGCAGGCGTCAAGAATCGCTGCGGTAGAGATACGGTTGATGATGTCAACGTCGGTCTTAATCATGGGCGCACCAAGCGCAACGACGTATCACAGCGACAGTTGACGTGGGCAGGCGGACCACCGGCGACCTCTGCGGGCCACTCATCCTCCGTCATGCCGTTGAGGTCAACGCCGTAGGCTTCGCCGGTGCATATCGGGCAGACGTTTTCGTCAGCGTCGGTATTCCATACGCGAATCATGGTGATACCCGCTTTGCCTAAGTACTGCTGATATTCGACCGTGGCCTGCGCCGCCGCCCGCGTCGTCTCTGTCACTGCTATCATCCGCGCCCGCACGGCGTCTGACAACGGTAACAGCATCGCAGTGACGTCGTCTATCGTCATGCCCGGCGTCGTGCGGTATGTTTCGATGATGGGCTTAATGCGGTCTGCCGTGGTCTGGTCAATCTTCGCCGTCGTCTTCGGTACATAATCGCTTAGCCAGTCGGTGACCCGCTGTGACTCTTCGCCGGTATCCATGGGGATGCTGAACTGTGTGCCCAGTGTGTCGATGCGCTTGCCCATCTGCGTTGCCAGCTCGGCGTTCAGCACGGGCGCGATGACGTCTTTAAGCGTCGGGTCGACTTCCTTGTTCTGGGTAATTTGCCGAGCCCATACCTTGCCCCGCTTGGCTAATTCCGGTGCGATGGCGTTGTATATCCGTCGCTCATCCGGAGTCAAGTCGTCAACGGCTTTGACCTCTGCGACGATGCGGACAACGTCGGACACCGTGGCATCGTGGTCGATGCGTGCCATTACGGACTTGACTTCGTCGGCAGAGATAACGGCGCTATCGAAGTCACACCACGGGGACTTCCCTGCCTTGATGCGCCGTTCTAATTTTTTTGACAGTAGTGCCCAGTCTACGGAGCGGGTCGCTGTGTCTGGCTGTGCCGGTGCGACGGCGCCCACCGGTGTACTTGGTTCCTGCGGTGTGGGTTCGGTGGGAAGCTCGGCGGTTGGCGCAGGGGTGGGCGGTGCAAGGAACATGTTATCCACACCGTCATAGCCAAGGATGCGCATGGCATCGGGCAAGGGAAGCCCCGCTTGGGTGAGCTTAAGCAACGAGTCCGCACGGTCGGCTTCGTCGGCTTGCATGACGTCGAGCATCTCCGGATTGAAGCGGAGTTCGTAGCCAATCGGTGCGAGGAGTTGGCTGTTAATAATTTGCTCGTAGAGTCCAAGCCGAGGCACAATGGTTTCTCGCCAAAAGCTTTGCCGGTCGCTGTCTGCGGTGGCGTAGTTGGCGGCGCTGGCTTCGAGCATCGTGCGAGGGACGCCGAGGGTCATCGCGATAGACGTGATGACCCGCTCTTGTAGCTCAGGCAACATCATCGTGTTGATGTCGGGTGTCACCTTTTGGACTTTGAGTTCCGGCGCACGCACAAAGAGACTGCGGAAGGCATTGGCCACCCCGCCGATCCGTGTCGCAAACTCACCACGGAAGCGTTGGAACTCTGCGTCGTCCATGGCTTCGGGTAAGTTCATCACCATGACGGGCTGGGCGCCGCCTTCAAAAAATGCCGAGGTAAACCGCTCGAGGTAATGCCCAAGCTGGGCACTTTGCAAAGCGACCTGCGCCGGTGCGAGACCGGGCAAGATGTCGTCACGGTACGACGGCTCACGAAAGTAGACGATGCTGTCAATGTTCCATGGCCCGTATGTGCGACCAAGTTGCGTCTGCGTAAACAAAGCCCCGCTATACGGATTCTCTAAGCTTGACGACGATGGCTCGAAGCCCACGGTCATCGTCGTGGGATTAAGCACGACGAAGCCAGTCATCGTCCGACCTTTGACGATGCGGTACCAATAGGCGCCGCCGGTGAGCAACAATGACCGCTCGGTGTCTCGCATCAGTGACGACACGGTTTGTTGCCACGGCCACTCCACCTCGACGCCACGCCGAGTCAGTGTGTAGGGAACCGTTGAGATTGCGTCGCACCGTAGATTGACGGCACGGTACAACATCGGCACGACTTCGTAGGCGTCCGTCGCCGAGCCGATGCGTCCCGCTCGGCTCATGCTGGACATCCAGCCGGGTATATTCATACTCACTCAGACCACCCCCATGTTACTCTAGGCTTGCTCATCATTGCCACAGCGCCCGAGGCGGCGTCTACGTAGTCGTCATGCGCTGATGAGGGGAAGCCGACGACCTCGTCGATAAATTGTCGATTCCATGCGCCGGCGACTAAGCGCACCTTGCCACCCTCAGCCCGCGCCGCCCATGGCATCGCCCGGCTCTGCTTGTCTTTGTCTACTCTGATTCCTTTGAGGGTCACGCCGGATATCTCCGGCATGCGGCGCAGTTCCTGAATCGCCGCTAAGCCGTGTATCGCCTCTTCGATGCCGACCTGCGTGCCGGCTTCGCTGTGCATCGTTGACACGATGACCTTACGGACGTCTGGCCACTCCGCTTTGATATGGATGCCAGCGTCAAGATAGACCACGCCGTCATCACCAAGCGCAGCACGGATTGAGGCGGTGTAGTCTGCTGAGGTCTTGGTGGAGGCGGCGAGGTCCCAATACCGAAACCACTTCAGACCCTCCGGCGCACGAGGCACGACGCCGAGCCAGTGACGTTGAAACATTGCGCCGATGGGGTCAATGAATTGCCCGTCGAC